AAACCTGAAGTAAGTAATTCAGAATTTTCAATATTACGCTGACGCATAATCATGCTACGTAGCAAAACACGGCAATTTAAAGCATTGGCGACAGGAAATTGAAGACGATAATAACCTCGTATAACAATTTTCTTTAAGGTAATAGAATTACCTACACGTTGCATTTCATCAGTTCCTTGCGAAATGTTTGAAAGTATCTGCAACATATTAGTAGGACGAGTGGCGGCCGAAATAGCATCACGAACATCCGTGATGAAATAACTAAGTGGTTGGCCCACCTTTAGTTCTCTTTGCTTATTGAGAACCGACAACACTCGCTTTGCAAACGGCATTTGAGTTTTTTTAGGAACTCTGCGAACACGACGACGATTTCTACGAAAACCCTTTGGCATTCTATATCTTATATTTAGATAAAAATTTGCTAAATATAAACGTTTAATTAATAACTTCCTTTTTCAACCGCTCTTGTATTTCATATTGGGTTTCAAAATAAGTTATATGTGTTATTCTTCTGAGAAGTTGGGATATATCTTCAGCTGTTTGTCCTAGCCAAGTATCCTGTGGATTTTTTGGCGTAGTTATAAATATTCTTTTAGCCCTTAATTGCCTAGAACCGCCTTTACATTCTACTCGGAACTCGTATCTATCTAAAAGGCGAAGTAAAGTGTTAAAAGTGCAAAATGATGGGCGATAGTCGTCTATGATTACATCGGCGTGGCCGTCATAACCTTCCCACCATCTTGTAGTTTCCATGCATATATAAGGGTCTTCACACTTTTCGGTTGCTGTTTTAGTTTTGTTTGTTCCTGTTGAACCATAATACCAAAATACCTCGGGGGGCCAATTTCTTGGTTTTTCAAAGTATTTTAGGTTAATTTCTGCTATGCGTATGGTTTGAAAAGTGGTCGCTGAAGAGAGTATATCCCTCATTGTGCAATTACCTTCTTTGATTTTATCCTGAATTAATAAAATATCATTACGTTTACCTTGTTGCTCTGGTTTAAATCCATATTCTTCAAAAACTTCGTTAAGGGGTTTGTAAACACCTTTATGGTTTGTGTAGTTGCCTCGGCAATATTCTATACTCTGCTGGTTAGTGGCGTTTTCATCCTGTAATTCTACATGTCTACCGCCAAACATCTTACGGACTGCCGTCTCGGTCTTAGCGTCCTTTAAATATATAAATCCTTGAAAATGTGGCCTTTTAGATGTAGGACAAATTTCATGACCCCAGCAAATATACGACCACGGAAGAGCAAGCAAAAATTCACTATCACGAACAAAATCCGTGAATACATAAGAACGATGGCGTTTCTTACTCATTCTTACTAAATATATATATATGTCTTTATATTAATTTTACACAAAAGTAATTACACAAATGTCGGGGGGGTAATACTGAACCCCCCGACCTTCCCTTTTTTATCTTCAACTTTATTCAAGGTTTGGATTTCCGCCCACGTCGTTCTTACCGACCGCCCGCATGAGCGGTTGCGTCGGACGCTATACACCGCTAAGGCGGTGTATGACGCGGACAGAACGACAGGGTCGCGCGTCATTGCCCGCGGGGCTAGGAGTGGTGATGTTTTGTGAAACACTCAGAAGAAAATTAAGCATCGTAGTAATAGGGCGTCATAGTGCAATTGAAACCAACTGCACCAATGTCTAGAAGAGTATTTGAGCCGAGATAGGAAGCGGAATGACATAAGAAATAAGGAAAATCCTCTGGTAAAGTTGCACCACCAGTTCGGTATTCTAGTTTCTTACCCTTTCCAAATGTCATGGTATAATTGAAGAAAAAGAAAGTTTCGCTGGTTCCCAACGCGGGAGTTGAACCAACTGGATTGCCCGAATATTCTGCGGTCATTATCTTTTTCCACTGCTTCTTAACTACAAAGGCATCGCTATTAATAGGAGTATTAAAATCGGCAACGGAACCCAAATACGAATTCGCGGGTTCTAAAAGAGTATTAAAATTAGCATTTACCAAACCTGAAGTAAGTAATTCAGAATTTTCAATATTACGCTGACGCATAATCATGCTACGTAGCAAAACACGGCAATTTAAAGCATTGGCGACAGGAAATTGAAGACGATAATAACCTCGTATA